GTGATACAACTGGTGTGGTTAAAGTTACGGATACCGCTGTAGACCAACCAGAGTAGACTGAGTTAGTGTCATTGTCAGCCCTAACTTTAAAATTAAAACTACCCACACAATCATCCAATTGAAATACCTGCTTAAGATAGTTACAGGTAAAAGTGTACGTGGTGTTAAGAGAGTTAGCTCCGCCAACATTGCCTGTTGCAACTCCGTATGGCCAGCTACTGTTCATGCCAAATCCAATGGCATATCTTTCTGGTTTATATTGCCCTTCTACAGCTGCTGCCTGGGTCCAAGTTATTGTAATATTACGCTCTGAAGATACAGATGCGGATAGGTTAGTAGGCGTGTTGGGGTGGTTAGCACTTGCTGAAATAGGAAAAAGAAGCACTACGAAAAGAGCTAACAGTGCTGACAATGAAAGCTTAAATAATCTGTTAATTAACCTCATCTCCTAGTTTTGGGGTAGCTGGGGAATGTATTCTAATACTATTATACTGGACTTTATAAATGAAAAAGGGGCACAGCCTAAGCCATGCCCCCCATTCCAACTTATTTAATTAAAAGTCCCAGTCTTCATCTTCTGTTGCCTCATGCTTACCGATTACGTAAGAAGAGCCAGATCCAGAAAAGAAATCGTGGTTCTCGTCTGCGTTAGGAGATAGTGCAGCTAAGATAGCGGCACTAACATTTGTAGCATCTTTAGGAAACAATGCGTCAAATCCTAGGTTCATTAATGCCTTGTTGGCATTGTAGTGGAGGAACTTCTTTACATCCTCCGTTAGACCAATTGTATCATAAAGGTCAGCTGTATATTTGATTTCATTTTCATATAGCTCCATTAGAAGGCTATAAGCATAGTCTTTTAGCTCTTCCTGTCGCTCCTTGGATGACTCATTATATGCCAGCTGGAACTTATATCCAATGTAGTAACCATGTACCGCTTCATCTCTAATGATAAGTCTAATTAGATCAGCAGTGTTGGTTAGCTTTGCCCTGGAGGACCAGTACATTGGCAGATAGAACCCTGAGTAGAATAGGAATGACTCTAGCAGTGTAGAGGCAATCTTACGCTTTAGTGGGTCATCTCCACGGTAATACCCCAGAATGATGTCTGCCTTCTTCTGAAGGTATGGGTTGTCTTCAGACCAACGGAATGCATCATCAATATCTGCTGTAGAGCATAGCGTAGAAAATACGCTCGAGTAGCTCTTGGCATGTACTGACTCCATGAATGCTATGTTAGTGATGACAGCCTCTTCGTGCTGTGTCCTAGCATCTGGTAGGATGCTCATGGACCCAACTGTACCCTGAATTGTATCTAGCATGGTTAGACCAGTAAATACACGCATAGTTAGCTCTTGCTCATCTGGCCTTAGAGTACTCCACGACTGGATGTCGTTTGAGATTGGCACCTTCTCAGGTAGCCAGAAGTTCTGAGTCAGCCTATTCCATACATCCAGGTCTACCTGGTCTTCGATCTTGTTCCAGTTAACTGGCCTTGTTATAGCTGACATGATACGCATCCCTCCATTTCTGTTCCTTCTAGTGCATTCTGCCTAATACGAATGTAGTAAATTGTTTTGATACCCTTCTTCCATGCATAAATCTGTGCCTTGTTTACGTCACGAGTTGAGGCTGTGTCCTTGAAGAATAGTGTCAGAGACATGCCCTGGTCAATGTGTTGCTGAGCAGCTGCATAAATATCTACAATCTTTTCTGGGCCAATCTCATATGCATCCATGAAGTACTCACGGTTGTCATTGGTTAGTCCTGGAGCTGGGTAGTAAACACGACCCATTTTCCCTTCCTTACGAATCTCAACCTGTGCAGCAATAGGGTGAATAGAGCTAGTAGAGTTATTTACATAGCTAATAGATCCAGTTGGAGGAACAGCCTGCAGGTTCTGGTTGTAGATACCGTGCTCCATTACGGATGCCTTAAGCTCTTCCCAGTCCTTCTTCTTTGGAAGCTTAATCTTGGCATCCTTAAATAGCCGAGCAACCTTCTCTGTAGCTGGCTCCCACTTCTGAGATGTATACTTGTCAAAGAACTCTCCAGATGCATACTTTGAATTCTCAAAGTTATCAAATGGTGACTTGTTAATAATTGCTAGCTTATTAGATGCCTTTAGTGCATGGTACAAAACAGTGTAGAAGTACATGTTGGTGAAGTCAATTGATTCTTCATCTCCATAGTGCATCTCCTTTTGTCCGAAGTAGCCGTGAAGGTTCATCTGACCAAGGCCAATAGCACGTGACTTCCTGTTACCCTCAGCTACTGACATAACTGAGTCAATGTAGGATAGGTCTGAAACTGCAGTTAGAGACATGATGGCTACCTCAATAGTCTTACCAAAGTCTGGTGACTCCATTGCCTTGGCAATGTTTAATGATCCTAGGTTACATGAGATATCCTTACCAATTTCTTTGTAGCTCATATCATTGTTGTAGGTAGTTGGTGTATTTACCTGCAGGATCTCAGAGCAAAGGTTGGACATGTTAATACGTCCCTCAATTGGGTTAGCGTTGTTAACAGTGTCTTCATATACAATGTATGGATACCCCGACTCGAACTGAAGCTCTGCAATCCTCTGGAAAAGGTCACGAGCCTTGATCTTGCTCTTGCGAATGCGAGGGTCGTCAACCATTTCCTGGTACTTCTCAGTTACAGAGATGTCCGACATTGGAAGGCCGTATACACGCTCTACATCATATGGAGAGAACAGGTACATGTCCTCATTACTCTTAGCAAGCTCTAGAGTGATATCTGGAATAACTACACCAATAGACAAGGTTTTAATTCGAACCTTTTCATCGGCATTCTCTCTCTTGGTATCTAGGAAACGCATGATATCTGGGTGGTGTGCATTTAGATATACAGCACCTGCACCCTGACGGGCACCAAGCTGGTTTGCGTAAGAGAAAGCATCCTCTAGCATCTTCATTACTGGAATGATTCCTGAAGACTGGTTCTCAATCTGCTTAATAGGTGCACCCAGCTCACGTACATTTGTTAGGTTAAGACCTACTCCACCACCCCTCTTAGAGAGCTGTAGTGACGATGTGACGGCACGAGCAATTGATTCCATGTTATCCTCTACCCTCAAAAGGAAACAGCTTACGTACTCTCCTCGCTGGGCCTTCCCTGCATTTAAGAATGTAGGTGTAGCTGGCTGGAAACGATTAGTAATAATCTCATCAATGATGTCCTGTGCTAGCTGTTTATTACCACGAGCTAGCATTAGACCATTCATTACGACACGGTCCTCAAATCTTTCTAGGTAGCGATCACCTGCAAAATTCTTTAGTGCGTACTGAGTATAAAACTTGTATGCACCAACAAATGTTGGGAATCTAAACTTGTATGCATATGCATGCTTAAATAATTCTTTAACATCCTCTGGAGAGTACTGGTCAAGGATTTCCTTATCGTAGTACTGATTCTCAGCCAGGTAGTCTATCTTCTCTTCAAGCGAGTGAAAAAAGACAGTGTTTTGATTAACGTGGTCTAGGAAGTATGCCTTGGCAGCTGCCTTGTCTTTATCAAACTGGATCTTACCGTTTTCGTCATACATGTTTAGCATGGCATTCAGCTCATGATAGCTTAGTTTATTCTGTTCCATATAGTAGCTCCAGTCTCCTTGTAATTTCTTCTACGTCTTCTGGTGTCCCCATAATTTCTACACGTCCTATAAGTGGTACACCAGTCTTATTGCAGATCATATCTGCTGCCTTACAGTAGTGCTCGCCAAAGTTTGTGTTGCCTGTGCCTATGACACCACGCAATAAATCCCTGTTGGCAGGATTATTTAAAAATACCTTTACTGACTTTGGGATAGCAGGTGATTCATTGCCACCACCATAAGTCGGTAAAACGAGTACATACTCAGCATCCACAGTGAAGCCCCGAGCGTCGCTAGGACGAGTGGGAATACGAATTCCTGCATCTGTGAGCCTTTCTACAAATCGTTTAGTGTTCTCGGAGTAATTGGAAAAGTAGACTATAGAAATTGGCAATACCATTAGTACACCGCTTTCTATATGACCTCAAATTGGGATAGATAATCCTCAATCTTTTCTTTACTGGGTTTATATTGTATCACGTTTTTAGAATTATCTTCAAGTGGATCTTTTGGCCTATCCCTGAAAGTGTGAATCTCTACTTCCTGGTTAACGTTTTTGGGAGTATGAGAGATTGCTCCAAAGACTGCACCACACACCGCATCTGCAAGGTCCTTAGATAGCTTTCTGGGGTGGTCCACACGGTTCTGCTTTACAATCTTAAGCTCTGTTAGCTCCTCAAACAGTAGCTCAATTGCTGGCATAGCTAGACGCTCTTCGTAAACAAGCATAGCCATATCTTCGTAGTGCTTCTTGGCGACCGATACCGTTTCAGTTCTCATTCCCACAGCCTTTAGCTCATTCTGAATATCGAATGACTGCCAGCGGTCGAAGGATACCATTCCGACGTTAAATCCTTGGCGACGTAAATTCTGAATCCACTGCTTAACTTCTGAAAGGTTAACTGGCCCCTCAACCCTTGGCTCCCAGTATACTACGGCATCTACGACTACCATTGGCACTACCTGCTCATAGTCTTTCATTACCTGAACAGATACCCACTTCTCTACGTGGGCAATTGCTACGGCACACTTGTCATGCTTCTGAGCAAGGTCTGCGTGGACATAGTAAACTTTGTCTGGATCTGGTTTGAATGTTTCGTCGAACCTCTTAGAGCTATCAATAGGATTTCTTACTGTCATACACGCTCTTACCTTGTCACGCTGCTTAAAGAATGCATCAGATGCGAAGGTTGGCACACAGGCAAAGCGTTGCATAGCATCGCCCATATCTGTATAGAATGCTAGCTTAAAGTCATCAACCTTTCTTGTAGGGTTGACAATCCAGGTTGGCCTCTTTAGTGCAAACACTCCTGGATACTTATAGTTTACGATAGTATCTTCATCCCAGCTAATTTCCAGACTGTTACCATCTGCATCCTCTGGTAGGTCTGGATTCATAACAAACTTATGAGTCTTGGTTATCACCTCTTTGTCTGCAATAACATCGTCATACCGCTGAGAAATAAAGTCGCCAGGGAAACGTGGGAATGATAGCAATGCAACCTTGCCGAGATCTGGGAAACGAGAATCTACAGAGGCACGGAAAGCTTTGTAGATGTTATCTGCTGTTTTGCCCTGGTCATTACCAGTGCCAACCTCCTGAGCAAATCCAGAAATCTCGTCTAGAACTGCTAGTATAAGGTTTAGACCCTCGTGAGATTCTCGCTCTGAGTGACCAGAGTATACTGTGATAGCGTGATCAAACTCAATGCTGTCTGCCTTGGCATAATACTTGCCTGCAAACCATGGAGACCTTTCAATCTTGGACTTGAAGCCCTTAAAGAAAACGTTCTTTGCCTGCTGTGCGTTGATAGCAACGTTGATGATATCAATGGCGTCACCAGAAGGCTTTCCGAAGTATCTCGCTGGGTCTTTAAGGCATAGCAGCTTGTATACGATGTAGCTACATGCTACAGTAGATGTAAAGTCTTTACCACTACCCTTGCCAAGCTGCAAAATTACTTCATTCTTAGTATACTTCTTGTAGTACTTGGCACCTTCCTCGGCACCCATAATGTCTTCTAGATCTTCTTGCTTGTAGATCTGGCTCATTGCCTCAACGATATCGTACTGTACCTGAGATAGTGGTGGCTGTCCAAGGTAGTCTTCACCCTCTACAAAGGTCTTTGCATCTACAGGAATCTCTGCAAAAGCATCAGACTTAAGTGCATCTAGAAAATCATCAAACATTACTCACCGCTCACTACTGTGATTGTTTCTCCAGGCTTGGTTGCATCAGACAGTCTTCTCATAATCTTATCCCGAATCTCGGGGTGCTCTGCAGCAATCTCTTTAAGGATTAGGATGAGGGCCTGCTGACGCTCTTCAATCTGCATCATCTCTTCCGCCAACTCCTTGTTCTCAAGAAGGCCAGCTTTTTGAAGCATATCAATCCTGGTACGCTCGAGGTCCATGACCAACTTGATTGCAGAGTTCTTAGACCTTAGGTCTGCAGTTGTTGTGGCTTCGTCCATTACCTCATAGGCTTTTTGGATTAGCTTGCTATAGTGTGTGTCTGCACCTACTAAAGCCTCTTTGGCTCTGGCTCTAATTGCAGCATTGTCGGAAGCCATTGCACGCCACTCATTGATATAGCCAACAACCTTCTGCCTAGGAATTGCAAGCTCTTTGGAGATCTGTGTTTCTGGTGTTCCTGCTAGGTACTTTTCAACAACTCTATTTACTTGATCTAGGTGCTCTACTGTTAGGTCCTCAATTGACACGCTTGGCCCTCTTTCCCCTCTGAGGCACACGCTTGATACGGTCCTCCTTAAATGCACGGAACTGCTGTGCCTTTCCTCTAAAAATCTCAAAGCAGTCTACCCACTGCGATCCAGTAAGCTCATTGGTAGTAACTCCTACAAACTTAAACTTGGTGCCATACTCACCCTTTACTTTGATGGTGTCTCCTGCGTTAATTGGAAAACCATCTAGCTCCATGTAGGGCTCTGTAACAAAGTGACTTGGGGCTACTACTGCTTTATTACGACGTGCCATTACCTTCTCGACTTTCTTAGCCCAAACTTTGCCAGGTAAACGTAAACAGTCTCTACGCTTACACCGCATTCCTGGGCAATTTGCTCTGGTGTCTTCTTGTCCATGTGGAAACGTTTCTTTAACCACAACTCATTTGTATATAGTTTAGCAGATTTAGCCATCTTTGTCAACCACCTTTGCCCAGTTTCCAATTGCGTAATGTCCAACACCAACCGCATCTGCAACATCATTGTCTAGTATATCTCTATCGTAGTTTATCTTAATAATATTCATAGTTCTTTGTTTACGTATTTCACGCTCTTTATTCTTATACCATGTCTTTGACTTGCCTGGGAATTCTTTTGTAAGCTCAAACTGTTCAGTTTTAGTCATCTTCTTATTCCCCAAATAACTCTGCCAAGCAATTGGGTTAACTGCTCCTGCAAGAGTGATGCCAGACTGTGCTGCCGCACCAAGCAAGGCTCCTTGCACAAGGGCAAGGTCTGCGGCTGTCTTAGGGCTATTCATAAATACAGTGTGCTCAATAACAAGATTTTTTATCTCTGGAAACTCTTCGAAAAAGGCTCTGCATTTTCTGCCTGCATCTGCCACTCTTGCATATATAGACTTACCCTCAAAGTTGATCTTACCGTATGATACAAGAGCCTCTCCATCAAAGATTGCAAAAGCCATGCTAGTTGTGCTTGCGTCTACAGAAAAAAGTTTATTCCTTACCATTGATAAGCCTCTTTATTTCTTTTAGTGCACCCTTTAAATCTCTAGGGTCAGTCACACAAGTTTCACAAAGGTCTCCGTCATTGTAGATGGACAGCTGTTTTCCACAGTTTTTGCATGGACGATCTTTGCCCTTACGCCTAGTTCTACGAGTTTGGTTATACCTTGCTGCAATCTTTTCTTTTGTGGCTGCCTCTCGGCATTCAGCACAACAATATATTTGGTAAGAGATCTCAGTCTCAAAGGCGTGGTCACACCACTGGCAGTGCTTGCTTTTCATCTATCGGCTCCAGAGATAATAGTTTAATGTCTCCCTTACCAGCCACATCACAAGTTGCCTTTACAGGACATGTCTTGCAAATCTTTGAGTTAGATCGGTAGTTCTTTTCAGGAAGGGTTCTGTCAACCCAAGCCTTACGAACTGACCTCAACCAGTCAAATGTGCCATTTACCCACTTAATATAATAATCACTAATCTCTACTGGTAGAATCAGTAGCTCATGATTATTTTTGTTTTCATAAATAAGAACAGCTTCTGTCTTATTTAGAATCTTCATATAGATAAGCAATTGAACTAGGTGTCCTAGCTTTGGCTTACCAGCTGCCTTGCGATATTCAAACCCTTCTTGTGGCATTGTCTTGATTTCACCAAGAAGCTCCTTGCCATCCCATTTTAGCATAACATCCCCAAAGCCAAATATTGGTGGGTCATTCGCTGTAATCTTAAACTCAGAGTCAATCAGGAAGTCGTCTACGTTTCCCATTGCCTCCTGGATTCTCTCGTGAGACTTTGTTCCAGCTGTCATATTTGCAGCACCGTAGGCATCTGCACTGTCGTGGAACTCTGTGCCGTCAAAAGCTATGTACCAATACCTTGGGCACTCTCCGTGCCCATAAGCAATAGTTGAAGGAGCGAATGTCTTCTTCTGGGTGTGCTTAGAGACTCTCTTAACTGTATAGCCAGAGTTAATCCTATCTACTAGATCTTTAGTATTAAGGAATGACTTTTGTTGTGCAGCTTTAAGCATTACCTGGTTTAATAAATTTTTTGCCATATTTTCTATCGAGCAATATACTTGAGTGCTGCCACAAGGTCATTTACGGCCTCTGCAGTTGTGAAGTATATATTCTTCTTTGCTCTATCTCCCTTATCTACGTTTACCATCCATGTTGCTTTAAGAGACATCTTTGCAGCAATTGCTTGCAGCCTTACGATCTCCAGTGTTGCTACCTGAATGGGGATATCTGGTTTAAGAATTAACTTAGCCACCATTGTTAGTGCCTGCGTTAGCTCTTCATCTTGCATGAAGTCTGCGATTTCTGCCAAACCATTAACTGATTCTAAAGTTGTTTTATCTGTCATACCCTAACTTTCGTTATAAATTTTTTCCCAGTATTCTCGCTTATCTGTCATAAGCTTATCATGTTCTGCCATATTTGACAAGTCATTTACATCAAATTTTCCGAGCTCTTCTGGTACATAGTCTGCGGCACTAAAGTGAGCAAAGACCATGTCCATATAATCATCTTCTAGAAACTCTACCTTTTCTCTCCAGTGAACCTGATGAGTGCCTGAGAATGTAAGAGCCTCATTATTCTGCAAAGTATACGAACGACCCTCTACAACCAGGGGCCATGTCCTATTTGAATCTAGCTGAATATCAAATGTCAGCCGAGGCTCCCTGAAAGTCTGATCTGTATGTGGAGTTAGTTGTATCTTCGGTGCATCATCGAACTTTGCGTATCTAGCAAACGATAGCTCTCTAAGAACAATCGGAATGTCGGTCGTTGATTGAGCTGCTCTGGTGATTGTCTCTACAATATTTTGAGGCATCCAGCTATGATATGCTTGGTGAGAAAAAACTTCTACAACCTGCTTCCTGTCTTCTGGAGTATTGTTAATATGCCCATAGATCTGAGCAATTTCTATATCTGTAAAAATGTCTTTGACAATTAGATTTGGTTGATCAAAGTTCATCGGTTTCCTCCCAAGTACCGTGTGTCTCTGGGTCCGAAATGCCTTCTTTTTTTCCAAGAGAGTTGTAAAGCATCCAGGCTGCCTGCATCTTTGGGTGCTTGTTCACCGAATCCAAATATGGCTTAAGCCTTTCTGGAAACTTTCCTGGATCCAGTGCATAATCTTTTCCAGTAAATCTAAAGTCGGATGGGGGTGAGTAGTCAAATGTTAGAATTTTTACAAACTCTCCCCTTTTCCATTTTCGCTTTGGTCTAAAGTGAGGCTGGTTTAATGCACTAAAGACAATAGCTTGGCCTTTCTTTAGCTGATATTTTTCGTTGTCAATATATAGGTCCCAATCTATATTTCCGTCTAACATATAATTAAACGTAAGAAGATCTTCGCTATTATCAATATGAGGAGGCAAGGAAGGGGCGTAACGCCCATCCCCGTGCCTTAAATCATAATCTATATAGTTCCAATGTGCCAGCCTCAATTCACCACGATAAAGTGGTTTAACGATGCTATCCATAAGATTTTCAATATCTTCTGGAACATCATACTCTACCATTTCCCTAGACATATGAACAACCTTTTTGGGGTCGTACCACCTATTTCCACGATACTCTTCCTGTCCGCCATTAACAAGATTGTACTCTGCATTACTATTTTGTGATAAAGTATCTTCAATAATTTTTGTTACTCTAAAAACTTGATCATCAGATAAAGCATCATTTACATAAAATGGCAAGTCAGACAAATAGTTAGACATATCGTCAGACAGGTAGTCCCACATCTCTGGGGCTGTAAATTTTTCCATAGTAGAATTATACCATAGATTCGCCGTTCACTATATTCTGCTTATCTTTACTAGTAACGGTTGCCTTGCCTACAAACCATGGTAAAAGAATGTCATACAGATCCACTAGGAGATTGACATCCTGGATCTGATACTTCTTCATCTCTACCCACGCCTTGGCATCTCCCTCCATGCACCTAATCCATAGGCTAAATCCTGAGTGCTTTACCTTTGCACCAACGCCAAGCTTTTGTGCGACATAGTCTAGCTTGTTGGATGGGAACTGGAAGTTAGCCTTAACAATTGACATAAGGTCCAGGTCTTTAACTGTTGATGGTGGTGCCATGCCATTCTCAAGGAACTCACGGTTAATGTGCTTATGGTCAAATGCTGCTGAGTTCCACCCAACTAGGACATCGGCCTCCTCCATGAGGGCATGTAGCTCCTGTAGCATTGCCTTCTTGCCATCGTGATGTACTGACTTAAAGATGACCTTCTTTGTACCGCCCCACCTGGCACCAAAGCATAGCATCTCGGTTGGCTCAATGATCTGATCAATACTTACGTTCTGGTCCCATAGGCCCCACACATAAGCTTTAATTGGTGTTGTCTCGATATCTAGATATAGTGTTTTCATTACTTCTTACTCTCTTCTACTAGCTGTTCTAGTAATTCTAGTTCAATTATTGCTAGTCTTGTTTTACGATTAGTTTCACCCAATACTACTACTATAGCAGGATCGTTGCCATTACGCAAGGCATCAGTTACAGCCTTTGCCCAGTTGTCTTGATTAACGGTAAAGCCCTTTGGATATTCTTTAAAGTCTACAGTAAAGTTCTCCCAAGTAGCATCACCTTTTTTGTTTCCTCTACCAGAGTTTTTGATGCCCTGGGCACCTAGCCTCTTGGTCTCTCCACGCTCACTCATTAATAAAGTCGGCTTTCTTTCTCTTTGGATCTAGACTAACCTCTGACAAATGCTTATCTGGGCACATCCATGTCAGAAGCTTGTCGTCTTGATAATGTCTGAGGGTTGATACCTCTGCCTTACAAACTTGACACAAGAATTCTCCATGATAAATAGAATACCTACCCATTAAGCTTTACCCTCAGTTCTTCTTGGAACGATTCGTTTTCTCTTACATAGTCAACGAAAGCGTCTCGTCCTTGAACCTTATTGCCGTCTGGCAACAGGTACCAAGCACCAGTTCTCTCTACGTAACCATTCATCTCTGCTGTGTCTACAAGATCTCCAACCTCATCAATACCAATCATGTCGCCCCTAAAGTAGAAATCATACTCTGCAGACTCTCCAGGAGCAGAGGTCTTTGAATTTAGTACGTCCCAGCGTACCTTGCGGCCAACCTTTTGCTCAATAAGCTTGTCTCCAACTTTAATCTTCTTTTTAATAGCCTGTCCGTCAGATGATGACGAGAATAGTTTTACAATAGTAGACGAAAAGAACTGCGTAGCATTTCCTCCAGTTGGTACAGCTTGTGTATAAGTTGGTGTAATATTGTTTCGTGCCTGAGAGATAGCAATAATTAGCGATGGCTTCTCCTGGTTGTTTGCATAGTTAATCATCATCCATGCATGCTTTAGATCCTTAGACTCTGCACCAATCTGCTTAGTCTTGTCTAGATCCTTCAGCTCTGTAGAGTCCTTCTCAAAGTATACCGCTGGTAGTAGTGAACTAATTGAGTCAATAACAATTAGGTCTACTCCTGCATGCAATAGAGCGACTGTCACATCAACCATGTCATTAATGCTTCTCGCCTCTGAGTAAATTAGCTGGCTCGTATCTACTCCAAGCTTTTTTGCCCACTCTTCATCGTAGGACATTTCTGCATCCACCCAAGCACACAGCTTTCCATCTTTCTGTGCCATACCTATTGTCTGTAGGCATAGGGAAGACTTTGCACTGGACTTGCTGCCCCACAGGAGTACCTGTCTACCGTACGGCAGACCGCCTCCTAAGGCCTTATTAAGACCTGGGCTAGGAGTAGCCTGGAATTCTGTTTTAATGCCCACAGCGGGCCCTAGACGCTTTCTAATCTTAGGATCTAGTAGTGCTAATGCTTCATCAATTGTTGTCAATTATATCCTCCAATATAACGGTTCCATCTTTTGTTTTTCCAAAAGAAAATGTGTATGCATTTCCTTCTTTGATCTTCATGTAAGCCTTTGCAAACGTAGTTGGGAATACTGTTACTGGGTGTAGCTCCCTAGAAGAGTCAGCCAAAGTCATTGAGGCCATCTTCTTTCCAGCCTTAGTGACCCTAGGGTTAAAAGACACAACGTACATCTGGTCATCCTTATATGGAAGTTGTTTGTAGTTTAGGTATCTAACCAAAGCTGACTCAGACTTGCCTAGCTCATCTATAGGAACATAACTAACAATCCTATTATCACTAGCCAGTAAAAGATACGTACGGCCTGGCTCGATAGCTGTCTGCTCTTCATCAAAGATTCCAACGCTTCCCGTCTTGTCCAATACCTCAACTCTAGACCATCCCTTCCCACGCTTGATTGACTTTACCATTCCCATAAGTACAAAGGCACCCTTCTCCTCGAACTCTTCTACATCATTGACAAATGCATAGAAGTGTTGTGGAACAGAAATATTAAACTCTGGAAGGTTCAGGTACTCGTATAAGTTTTCCCGAACCTCTTCCTCGTTTCTAGGATTATCATAAAATGTCGCTGCACCAATGAGTCTCAGGGATGACAATGATCTGGTGTTGACACCGCTACCCTTGTCTACTGTAAACTGCTCTAGCTCTGCATAAGAGGTGAATGGCCTACGTGCAATAAACTTCTCTGCAATATTGTCAGAGATATACTTGATTCCAGTGAGACCGAATCTGATCCCCTTGCCCTCAATCTTAAAGTCAGCATCTGAGTCATTAATGTGTGGAAGCTTGATGCTAATCCCCATACGCTTTGCCTCAATAAGGTACTCGGTGCGTGCATCCTTGTCCTTCTCGTTCTTAAGGATAGAATACATAAACTCTAGAGGATAGTAAGTCTTTAGCCATGCCGTCCAGTACGATAGCGTAGAGTACGCAACAGCGTGCGACTTATTGAACGAATACCCTGCGTGGGCTTCAAAATCATGCCATAGGTCAAGAGCCACATTAGGGCTGAGAAACTTTGAAGCACCAGCAACAAAGCGGTCCTTAAATACGTCAAACTCTTTGGCATCTTTCTTCTTTCCAATGATCTTACGAACCTTGTCTGCCTCTGCCATGGACATGCCACCAAGCTCTGTACAAGCCTGCATAACCTGTTCCTGGTATAGGATGCATCCATAGGTCTCTGCTGTAAAAGCCTTCATTACCTGGTGGTGGTAGCTAATGTTCTGCTTACCATGCTTACGAGCAATGTAGTCTTTACCAATAGTATTAGCAGCACCTGGACGTACTAAGGCGTTTGACGCCGCTAGCTCTGCAAAATTCTTTACGCCCATCTTTACAAGAAGGTTTGTATATGGGGTTGCCTCACACTGAAAAACACCCTTTGTAAAGCCGTCAGAGAGCATCTGATAGACTTTTGGGTCTTCCATGTCTGTTGATAGCAGGTCTAGTTTTTTGCCGTGACGATCCTCAATAATATCTAGGGTATCTCTTAGAACTGACAAAGTCTTTAGACCTAGTGCATCAATCTTAATTAGACCAATACGCTCTGCCTCCTCCATGTCTACCCCAACAACAGGAATACGCTCCTTGGTTCCTGGTGCAGTCCTGGTCTCCATTGGTGCAAACTTAAAAATGGGCTGCTTAGAAGTAACAACGCCAGCAGCGTGAATTCCAGTACCACGAATACGACCACGGAGTTGGTCTCCATATGCCTCAATTTCTGGATACTTTTCACGAAACCATGTTGCTTGCTTTGAGTAGCAGTAATCGTCCCAGGTGTCAATAACCTTTAGAACCTTGTTGACATCACTCAGTGGTATATGTAGTACACGTGCAATATCTCGTACAACACCCTTATCCTTGAACTGCAGGAATGTAGCAATAGAAGCTACGTGCTTGTACTGTCTAACTAGGTAGTCTTTTACCTCATCACGTCTAGAGTCCTGAATATCTGTATCAATATCAGGAAAGTCATTACGCTCAGGGTTAATGAACCTAAAGAACAGAAGACCATGCTGAATGGGGTCAATGTCAGTAATCCTAAGTGCATAACAAAGAAGAGAGCCTGCTGCAGAACCACGTCCTGGCCCCACCATGATTCCTTCTTTTTTTGCCCAGGCAATCATGCTTCGCACTACTAGAAAGTAAGGACCAAAGTTCTTATCCCTAATTACCTTAAGCTCTTCGTCTAGCCTTGCAAGATATTCGTCTGTGTGTATCCCACGATCTTTCAGTCCTGCGACAGCTAGCTCGTATAGCTCTTTGTCTGGATCCTGATACTGCACTGGCAATAGATCTAGGTGATCCTTAATCTTATAGTCTTCTACTTTGTCCGCTACCTCTTGGGTTGCAGAATACATGTCTTCACGGTCAATCCCCTGGGCCTGCATAGCAGCCCTCATCTCTTCATCAGATAGAAGGTGAATGTCGAACTTAGAAAAGCTAATCTGTCTTTCTCCATATAGATAGTCTAGACGATCCATAAGGTTATCGTACTTCTTGGACTTCTCGTATGTGGCATCCTTCTCAACTTTGTTTGAATAGCTGTTCAGGATTAGCTTAAGCTCTTGGATTTCTTTTTGACCAGTGTGTGCGTGGTGGCAGTCTGGTGTCACAATTGGTGTAACATCATACTTATCAGCTAACTCTAGTAACTGCTTGTTTACTTCTGGTGGATTGTGAGGCATAACCTCAATATAGAAGTCATCTTTAAACACACGCTTGTGCCACTCGATAATACGCTTGGCTTCTGCAAGCTCTTCTGCCTCAATAGCTTTTGCTAGGGCACCAGAGAGACACCCAGAAAGAACAATTAGTCCCTCCGAATGCCTCTCTAGAACCTCATAGTCAAAGCGTGGCTTCTTGAAGAATCCTTCAGTCCACGCAATTTCGTTGAGCTTATTCAGGTTTTCAAGTCCAACACTATTCTTTGCAAGCACAATAATGTGGTTATACACTAGGTCTAGTAGGCCGTCACGTACATCTGTAGCACGCTGGTCCTTCCTATCGTTAGTAATATACCCCTCAATACCCAATACTGGCTTGATGCCCTTTTCCTTAGCGATACGGTAGAACTCTCTGTGACCAGAAAGCGAACCGTGATCTGTAATTGCTAGGGAAGACATGCCAAGTTCTTTGGCACGTGTTAGGTACTCTTCTGGAGTTGCAATACCGTCGAAGAGTGAGAAATGTGTATGTACGTGAAGTCCGTTATAGCTCAACCTAGCCCCTACCAGTCGATATTGGTAGAGGTTACGGATGGAGCATCAAATCCAAAGTAGAAGGACTCCTGCTCTGGATAAGGGATCTCCCTTACAACCTTTTCTAGGTTGTGGAACTCGTGAGTTGACCAGTCGTATGGCTCAGAGTCTGGTCCAGTTGGGATAAGAGTGTAGTTTGTCTCTGTTCCCTGACCGTTACGCTTTAGCTTCCACGTAAGATTGGAAATGCTTCCAGTCTCTAGTGCATACTCACGAATGGTGTTAAATGCAGACTGCTTGCTTACACCCTGGGACCATACAGCAATATATGGATCCTCTAGCCCGTCATCTACTAGCACGTTGCAGTAGAAGCGTAGCTTTGAACGCCAGCCAGCCTTTGGCTCCTTACGGGCCATCTCGCAAGCAAAGCAGCGACCCTCAGACTCCTGAGTACATGCTGCCATACGCTTGTAGTCTTTGGGATTTGTGTGCTGTGCAATGACTACAGAAAGTCCACGCTCTTCTGCATAGTGAGCAGACTCAGAATCTAGCTCTTCTGCAAAACGAATCTTAGCGGACTGTCCGTCTGCTAGCTTTACCCAACGAACCTTTGGACCGCTGGAGTCATACTTTGGCTTATCAAGCAGTGCATTGATATCTTTTAGCCCTTTAATTACGCTCATTTTTTCTCCTTGTTTTGTTTATTTATTGTAGCATGGCGGATATTGACTTGTCAAACGATATGTTGAGCTTTTTTATTTCGTCGTCATTCATTTCGCCTATATCTTTGTATTGTTTGTCTAGTTGAATCACGGTTACACGAGAACTAAGCTTTTCATAGATCCTGGTCTTCATGTTACCGCCTGCTTCATCATTGTCTGCAACAACATAAATGTTATTGAAGTATTTTTGTAGCAAGTCTATTTGTAGGTTTGACACGTTAGCTCCCAGGGTGGCGACTGCAGGAAGCCCACACTGGTCTAGCCTAATTGCATCGAAAGAAGATTCTACCACATAAATCGTATCTTCGTTTCTAACTCTATGCAAGTTAAAGAGTACTTTTGCTTTTGGTAGTCCTGGAGTATTTTTAAAAACCTTGCCCTCTACAGACCTGCCCACAAAACCAACTGGCATGCCGTCAGGTGCACTGACTGGTACAGTAACCATGTCTTGCTTGGAGGAGTATCCTAGCTTAAACTTAGACATAGACTCTTTGGTTATACTCCTACCTGCAAAATATTCTAAAGCCCTAGGGCTAGACAA